ACAAAACAGTTTGTGAACCTGCCACAAGGCAAAGTAGACTTCTCAATTGGTGCACGTGCCTTTATGCGTGAGAATAAGACATGGAATTGATTGGGTACTATGTTATATTTGCATTTACTACCTCAATTACTGCTTGCATTTTTTGGTTCTGGCCGCTAATAAAAGAAGCACAGCAGCTAGAAGTAGTCAATAGTTTTACACAATATCCATTAATTAGTACTGTTATTTATATTTTTCTAAGTGCCTTGGTAGCTCCTATGCTGATACCACCAATGTTTAGTCAAGCCATGGCTGATCGCTTCTCTCGTGGCTTGAGGACAGAAATCTTAAAATCAGATTAAAAAATTCAATCTTGAACGCATAGTTTAATCGCTGTATAATAGTGGCTTAGATTGATACAAAACAGGATACACAATGAAAATCAAAGAATTTACATACACAAAACCAAATGGTGAAGTATCTCAACGCACTCTTGTTGAGTTGGTTAGCCCAACTGAGCACATTGAAGGCATTGATGTTACCGAGCTTAGCATGGATGCCTATGCCGATTTTACGACACAGTTGCGCGAACTTGAGTCCAATCTTTACACACAACGTATGGCATTGTATTCGCAGTTTGACTTAGCACACAACTACCGACGCTTTTTGCCATCTCGTATGACAAACGTAACCACCGAATTCGCTTAATTTAAAAAATCACAGAAAGAAAATATATCATGGCAGCTACCTGGACAGACGAACTCAAATCCGAAGTTATTGCAAAATACGAAGCCGCAGGCCCAACTCCTGAGTCTTCAACCGAAATCATCAAAGACATTGCCGAAGAATTCGAGCAGTCTCCTAACGGCGTGCGTATGGTGCTGGTACAAGCTGGCGTTTATGTCAAGAAAGACCCAAGCGCACCCAGCACATCAAAAACCAAAACTGGTACAACTGGCGACAAGCCTGCTCGTGTGAGCAAAGAGTCGGCTATTGCTGACTTGAAAGCAGCTATCGAAGACGCTAACAAGCCAGTTGATGAAGACATCCTGAGTAAGCTGACAGGCAAAGCCGCAGTTTACTTCCTCAGCATTATCAAGTAATCACAAGCGGCCTAGTGCCGCTTGTTTCGTTTAAAGGACTATTATGGCAACCAAGAAGCGTAGTGAATTAGAAACCGAACTGATGACTCCGGCTAACATTAGCCGAGTTATTCGTCTGCTTGAACCGGCCGAAGAAGGTGTAAAGCCTATTACTAAAAAAGATGCTTGTCAAATTCTTGGCATGGCATATAATACTACGCGTCTTGGTACAATCATTGACGAGTTTAAAAAGACTCAGGCGCGTAATGCACAACGTCGTGCTGAACTTCGTGGCAAGCCCGCCTCGCGGGAAGATGTAGTTTATATTATTAGCGAGTACCTGAACGGCGAGACTGTAGACGCTATTTCAAAGATGACTTATCGTAGTCCAACTTTTATCAAGCGTATCTTAGAAGATAATGCTGTACCTATTCGTGTTCCAGGTTCAACCTACTTTAATCCTGAAATGATCCCTGATGGTGCACAGCGTGATCGCTTTAGTGTTGGTGAAGTGGTGTACTCAACCAAGTACGATTCCACTGCACTGATCGAATCAGAAAAACTCACTGAAAAGTACGGCTATATCTACCGCATCTTCCTGCTAAGTGACAAGTGGTTGCAGAGTGCTTGGCAAGAGCACTATGAACTGGCCAGCTTGCAACATCTTCGCGAACTAGGAGTACGAATCTAATGGATGAAAATATACAGTTTAGCAAAATCATTGACGAAAACATGGAAAAAGGTTTTCAGATCAGACTAGCTGTTAATGATTTTCGTGACATTACCTACATTCAACTTCGTAAGTTCTTTTTGAGCTACGAAGGTGAGTGGGTTCCTAGTCGTGAAGGTGTCAGTATTCCAGCGAGTACTGAAAATATCTATGCCATCTTAGATGGTTTGTTTGAAATCTGTAGTGTGGCTGAAGGCGAAGAAATTATAAAACGCTATTCAGACCGGCTAAAATCTTAACTTGTTTCTGTGACCCTAAACTGGTATAATTGTCTTTATGAACAAAATTACACAATATTTAGACTCAGCATCAAAAGCATACTACGCAGGCTGGCCCATTATCACGGACGAGCAGTTTGATCGCTTGGCTGAGTCAGTTGGTTACAATGCTGTGGGCGCTAAGCAAAACTCCAAAACCGAGCGTCATTTGTTTCAAATGTACTCACTACAGAAGTATTACGAAGATGAAGGTACCAAACCACTCCAAGATGTTAGATCGATTGCTACAAGTATTAAGTTGGACGGGGCAGCTCTCAGCCTACTTTATGTTGATGGTAATCTTGTTCGAGTTCTTACCCGTGGGGATGGTGTAGAAGGTCAAATTGTAACTGACAAGTTCCTGGGCAATCCTATTGTTCCACAAACTGTCCCATTCCAAGGTGTATACCAGATCACTGGCGAGATTGTTGCTCCAATCAATATTGAAAATGCTCGCAACTACGCAGCAGGCGCTCTTAACTTAAAAGATGTAGCAGAATTTCAATCACGAGCACTATCGTTCTTTGCATACGGTGTTCAGCCTAGCTTAGCATCTACATTTAACGAAGACCTATCCATGCTTAAAATGGCAGGTTTTGGAGTAATCAATGAAGCAGACTTGGACAAAATATTTCCCTGCGACGGCATCGTGTTCCGAGTCAATGACAACAAGACCTTCTACGAGATGGGTTACACAGCAAAGCATCCTCGCGGTGCATACGCTAAAAAAGAACGAGCAGCCCATGTTGAAACCCGTTTACTCGACGTCGAGTGGCAAGTCGGCAAGTCTGGTAAGGTTACTCCTGTTGCTATTCTTGAGCCTGTTCTTGTTGGTGATGCCTTGGTATCTAGGGCTACCCTTAACAATCCTGGCTTTATCGAAATGCTAGACCTGCGAATTGGTGACACAGTGGCGGTTATCCGAGCTGGAGAAATCATTCCTTGTATTCTACACAAAGTCGATGCTTAAGCAGTAAAAATTTACACTTGTCAAACCATACCTAATCAGATATAATATAGTCTACAAAGCAATAAACAACATGAAGATCCAAATCCCCACAACCTGCCCTTGCTGTGATTACAAACTTGAATTGGTCAACGATCAATTGTTTTGTCGCAACACGGCTTGCGGTGCTCAGCTTGGTAAAAAAGTTGAACATTTTTGCAAGACACTAGGCATCAAAGGCATGGGGCCTAAGAGTGTTGAAAAACTAAATCTACAAGACTTAACTGAGCTATTTTACTTAGACCCAGATTCAGTAATCGAAGCACTTGGCAGTGAGAAAACTGCACACAAGTTACTAGATGAAATTGATCGTGCTAAGAGTGCTGATTTAGCAACTGTGTTGGCTAGTTTTAGTATTCCACTTGTTGGCAACACAGCTTCACAAAAGATTTGTAGCGTTGTAGACCATATCAGCCAAATCAATTACGAAACTTGCAAAGCAGCAGGTCTAGGTGACAAAGTTACCGAAAACTTAGTTGGCTGGCTACAAACAGATTTCCCTGACTTACAAGAGTTTTTGCCGTTCTCTTTTAAGTCCAACCGCAATTCCACATCAAACAGTAATAATAATTCCAAGACTGTTTGTATCACTGGAAAGTTATCTTCTTATAAAACTAAAGCAGAAGCCTACAAAGCACTAGAAGAGGCTGGTTTTAAAGTTACAGAAACTGTAACCAAAGCCACTGACATTTTAGTTGATGAAGAAGATAAAGCTAGTACAAAACGCAAAAAAGCCGAGTCCCTTGGCATCCAAATCATAACAAACCTAAATACTTTCTTGAAAGAAAATACAAATGACTGAAAAAACAACTAAAAACTGGTCTGACGAAGCTGTTGACCAACTGATGAACATCGTTGGAAACGAAAGCCCTGTTAGCGTTGAAAGCGTTGAGCGTGCTGCTGAACAACTGGGTAAAACCACTCGTAGCATTGCCAGCAAACTGCGTCAACTAGACCGTGAAGTTGCTAGTCTTGCAAAAGAAAAAACATCTGCATTTACTGCTGACGAAGGCGCTGATCTTGCCGATTTCGTCCAAGCTAACGCAGGTAACTTGACATACAAAGATATTGCTGAAAACTTTGCTGGCGGCAAATTCACTGCCAAACAAATCCAAGGCAAACTGTTGGCCTTGGAATTGACTGGTTCAGTTAAGCCAGCCGAAAAAGTTGAAGTTGCACGTACATACACAGAGTCCGAAGAAATGACTTTTGTGAAAATGGCCGATGCAGGTAGCTACATCGAAGAAATCGCTGCTAAACTCAACAAAACCGTTGCATCGGTTCGTGGTAAAGCACTGAGCTTGACTCGCAAAGGTCAGATTGCTAAGATTCCTGCACAAAAAGAATCTCATGCTAAAGAGTCCGTTGACCAAGTTAGCGCATTGGGTGCAGCAATTGCAACAATGACTGTAGCAGAAATTGCTGCTAAGGTTGACAAAACCGAGCGTGGTCTGCGTACATTGCTGACTCGCCGTGGTATCAAAGTTGCTGACTATGATGGTGCAGCTAAAAAAGCCAAAGCAGAAGCCAAAGCTGCTGCTTAATTTGGTTTAAACCAGTAGCCCGGGAGTTCCATAAAGCTCCCGGGCTTTTTCTGTTTAGGAGGTTCATAGTATGAAGGTAACAATTACATACCATGACAACGAGTCATTTACAATGGAAGAAGTTGTAAAGCAGGCCGTTCATAATTATGGAAAAGCAGCTCAAGTAGAAATCAAACCAGAATCTACTATGGCGTATGACCACATCTATTTTGGTCTACAGCAACTAATTACTCACGAACAACTGAGTTTGCTATATGATAGTGGTGCAACTTATCAGCAAGATTTAAAAAAGCTACGAGAGCAAGTAATGTACAAAGTTACTGAAATCGTGGATCAAGTTATTATTGACAATGAAGCGAAAGTAGGGTAATCTTGGATACTAGTGCAGTAGTCTTAAACAAATTATTAACTGAGCGTAACCTAGATATTTGGGCTAAACTCAAGTTGGTATTTTTAGACCCTGCGTATTCTTCCTTGTACAGCGTAGTAAACAAATACTACGAAAAGTACAGCGCAATTCCGTCTTTTGACGATCTTGAGCTAACCTTAAGGGAGGGTCCGGCGTCTAAAACACTGGCAACTCTCCGGTTAACCGAGGTACCAGACGTTTCCGCAGAAGTAGCACTGGACGCACTAATCGACCAGTATACTCAGAACGAAACGGTAAAATTATTAGATAAATTCGTAGACAAATTACCCCTCTACGATACAAATGAAATAAAAGAAAACTTAGCCTCCATTGCACTAACAATCGAGGAAAAGACGCATACAAGCGAAAAAGTGTTTACAATGGCTGACATGATGATGTTTAGCCATCCAGAAGATTTGGAGAAAGAACGTGTTTACCTTGGTCTCAATAACGGCTTTGATAGTGTTCTTGGTGGAGTTGCTCGTCAAGAACTCATTCTCATTGGGGGCAAACGGGGATCCGGCAAATCTATTGCTAGTAGTAATCTTTTTGTTAATCAATATGAGTCTGGTAACAGTAGCATTTATTTCAGTATTGAAATGACCGCTAAAGAAACTATGGAACGTAACCTTAGTATCTTAGCTAATGTAAACTTACAAAATTTAAAACAACATAAACTAACAGACGACGAACTGCTACGAGTAGTAAAAGCTCGTGCAGAAATGTTTGTGGACAGTGGTGACTTAGTAAGCGAGTTTTTGCGTCACAGAGACCGCTTTAAGTTTGAAGAAACCCTAGTGCGTAACTGCGTACTAAAAGCTGATAATCAGATGATTATTGTTGATGACCGTGATCTGACCCTAAGCAGTATCGACTTGCACATTGGTAAAGCCAAAGCAAAGTTCGGTGATAAACTCAAGCTAGTAGTAGTTGACTACCTTAACCAAATTGTACTAGAAGGAAACGATCAGTATGACTGGAAACCGCAGATCGAAGTCTCCAAGAAACTTAAGAATCTCGCCCGTAAGTACGAAATTGTCATGGTTAGTCCATATCAAATCGACGCCAACGGGGAAGCTCGTTTTGCGAAAGGTATTCTTGACGCAGCGGATATTGCTCTTACCATGGAAGCTCACGATAAAGAGACCAACGCGATCTCGTTTGCTACGACCAAGATTCGTGGCGGCAAGGAAATGGCGTTTACATGTCCAATTGACTGGGATACCTTACGTATCTCGCCACAAAGTGTGGATAAGCCTCAAGCTAAAGAAGCAGTTAAAAAAGTAAAGAAAGGCCAAGAAGAAGCAGCACCTGTTAGTGATAGCGGAGCAGACTTACCTTGGAACGCATAAATGTCAGACCCAGTACTAGAACTAATTCAAAAGAACGATCTCCAGTTTACAGTATCTGGGCGTGACTACCTAATCAAATGCTTGAACCCAGATCACAGCGACAGCAACCCAAGTTTCAGAGTTGATAAAGTTAGCGGTGTAGCACACTGCTTTGCGTGTGGCTTTAAAACCAATCTTTTTAAGTTCTACGGTGTTTTCACAAACCCAGTACCTATTAAGATTATGGCCTTAAAAGAAAAGCTGGATGTACTAAAACGGTTTGGTCAAGAACTAGACCTTCCACAAGGATATACACCCTGGACAAAAGTGTTCCGTGGTGTTAGTCCTCAAACACTAAAACACTTCGGTGCTTTTTATACTAACCAAGTAGAAAAGCTTCAAGATCGTATTGTGTTTCCTGTAAAAGATATTACAGGTAAAAATGTTGTGTTTGTTGCACGTCATACTATGTCGCAAGGAAATCCCCGATATGTTAACTATCCCGTAGGAGTTAAGATGCCGGTGTTTCCTGCACACTTACCAAGTGGATACAGTTCAATGGTAATTGTAGAAGGTATGTTTGATATGCTAAACTTATACGACAAAGGTTGTGAAAATGTGGTATGTGCATTTGGCACTAACACACTGCAAAATGACACTAAAGCTAAACTTTTACCATTTAAAGCGCAAGGTATCACACACGTATACTTGCTGTTTGATGGAGACGAAGCTGGACGCAAATCAGCTAAATTAATGAAGCCACTTATCGAAGACGAAGGATTCATTGTGGAAGTCGTTGACCTACCAGATGGAACCGACCCAGGTGAACTAGACACAGAGAATGTACGAAGCATTGCCGAGTACATTAATAAATAAACTTGAAATGTTAGCCAAGATACGCTATAATAAAGTATCAAAGGAAATTATAAATGAAAATTGCCATTATTGACAAAGCACCCAATCGTACACGATATTCGGACTATTTTGAGTTTGAGTACGATCAGTACCACATGAGTTCAGTTCCGATTACCAAGCTACTGAAAAAAGATGTAGACTTGGTAGTGGACTTGGAACCTTATGATTTTGTGATCTTGGTTGGAGCAGAAGCCGCCAAAGAGTACGCAAAGATTACCTCGGTCACAAATATGGCGGGTCAACTGGTGCAAGACAAGTATATTGCTATTTCAAATCCAGCAATGTTGAGTTTTAAACCAGAAGGTAAGCCCGACTTTCAGCGTGCAGTCGATCGTATTCACAAGTACGTTAAAGGTCAGCTAAAGCCCACAGTACAAGGTGACTTTAAGGGTATTGATGACACAGCAGAAGCCAAACGATTCTTGCGTGAAGTGCTAGACAATGCTCAAGGCTATGTTGCGTGGGACACGGAAACAACTTGCCTGTATCCACGTGATGGTTACGTGCTTGGCGTGTCTATGAGCTACAAAAGCAAGCACGGCAGATATATCTTAACTGATTGCCTAGACGATGTTTGCCTAGACTTGATGCAAAAGATTGCTAATGAGTTTTACACAGTGTTTCACAACATGAAGTTTGACTACAAGATGATTAAGTATCACCTTGATATCGACTTTCCTCGTAAGCGTGTGCATGACACTATGGTTATGCACTATGTACTGGACGAAACTGATAGTCATGGTTTGAAACCTCTGGCCCTAAAGTACACCGATTACGGTGACTATGACAGCGAACTGGATGACTTTAAAAAGGCATACTGTGCAGCACATGGCTTGTTGCAAGATGACTTCACCTATGACCTTATTCCCTTTGATACGATTAGTCGTTACGCTTCGATTGACACGGCCGTTACATACGACCTTTTCCATAAGTTCTGGCCGATTGTCCAAACCAATGATAAACTGCGTAAAGTTTACGAAGAAATCTTGATTCCTGGTACACTATTCCTAATGGACATGGAAGAAGTAGGTATTCCTATGAGTACTGAGCGTATGGCTGCTGCTAGCAAGTACTTAGACTATGAAATTGAAGAAGCCAAAAAAGTTGTTTACAGCTTTGATGCAGTAAAACAATATGAAAAAGATAGTGGCAAGATCTTTAATCCTAATTCGGTTATGCAGCTTCGCGTTGTGCTTTTTGACTATTTGGGTCTTAACCCAACTGGTAAAAAGACCGCTACTGGTGCTGTTTCTACTGATGCTGAAGTATTGGGTGAGTTATCAGACGAGCATCCACTACCAGCCGCAATCCTAAAGGTGCGTCAACTTGGTAAAATTCAAAACACCTATATTCAAAAGATTCTGCCAGAAATTGACCGTGATGGTCGTATCCGTACGAATTTTAATCTTATCTTTACTACTAGTGGTCGCTTGTCTAGTAGTGGCAAGTTCAACGCTCAGCAAATTCCTCGGGACGACCCTATTATCAAAGGTTGTATTGAGGCTCCAGCAGGATATAAGATTGTATCGCAAGACTTGACCACAGCTGAGATGTATTATGCGGCTGTGTTGAGTGGCGACAAGAATCTACAAGAAGTTTTTAGCAGTGGCGGTGACTTTCACTCAACAATCGCTAAGATGGTATTTAACCTGCCTGGCCCTGTTGAAGAAGTCAAAAAACTATACGGCTCAATGCGTCAATCGGCTAAGGCTATTTCATTCGGTATCTTATACGGTTCAGGTGCTAATAAAGTATCTCAGACCGTATCAAAAGCCACTGGTGAAGTCTACCCTGTTGAGCAGGCACGAGACGATATTAAACAATACTTTACTAAATTCAATCGCCTTAAAAAGTGGTTGGAAGATCGCAAAAACTTTATTCAAACCAATGGCTATACATACTCATTCTTTGGTCGGAAACGCAGACTACCTAATGTATTTAGCGCAGATAAAGGAATTGCCGCTCACGAAGTTCGTAGTGGCATTAACGCCGAAGTACAAAGTCTTGCCAGCGATGTTAACTTACTTGGAGCTATGCGAACAGCAGAAGAAATTGCGGCAAAGGGACTAGACGCTAAAATCTTTATGCTAGTTCATGACTCAATTGTTGCGCTCGTAAAAGACGCTAATGTGGTGGAATACTGCGAGATCCTAAAGCGCAACACGCAACACCAGTGGGGCTGTGAGATTCCAAATGCCCCAATCGGTGTAGATCAAGATATTGGCGAGGACTATAGTTTTGGACATTTTAGCGAAACATACAAGTTTGTTGGAGATACGCTGGCCCGTGTTTAAGCTAGGTGACAAGAAGCCAACCCAGCAAGATGGGTTGGTATTCTATCATACACACTACGTAGATGAAAATAATTCGGAGACTTATACTATTAGAATGGTTGATGATAAAACACTGCCACAGGCGACACTTGGTCTCAGACGACTAGCAATGAAAGCACTAAAGGTTGAGTTGTTCCCAATCCGCACAGCCATCTACTTTTTAGCAGACTTGGTTAAACTTGCAAAAGCAACTACTTGGTTTGTGGACAGCAGTGGCAGAGTATTTCAGTACGAAAAAACCACACGCGCCAAACTCACAACAAAGAAACTAAAAAATGTTTTACCTGCGGAAGGGTTAGGGTGTGTGTTTGAATTAGTGGGAGTACCTAACCGATTTAAAGCAATGCGTCACCCTGATGATAGCGAACAGTATGCCCGAGTGTTGCAGTTGGGTATGGCATTTATTTTTTATGGTTTTTGCAGTGAGCACAAACCCGATAGTTGGAGAATGGTATGAACAAAAGAATTGAAGAACTTTGGAACAAAGCAGCAGCACAGTCTAGTGACTCTTGGGAAGGCCAAAAAAAGTTTGTGGAAGCACTAGTTCAGCTGGCTGTACAAGATTGCATTGACAAGATCGAGACTTATCATATTCCAGTTGGAAACAGTGCAGCGGGTGAAATAGCGTGTGAAATGACGTATTTTGCACTACGTGATATTCGGGACGATATTCGCGAGACATTTGGAATAACGGATGCCTAAAGCAGTAATATCAAATAGAATATACATGGATAATCCTGGTGTAGAGCATACTAAAAAGATTATCGGTGCACTTACATACAAGATCAAAAAAGATACTGGAAGCAAACGGTTTGCTACAGTAGAAACTATCAAGAATTATAGGGTGTTGCCAAAAGGTATTCTTAGTATTCCACAAGGCCGACTAGATTTGATACCCGAAGATTATGAAATCATTGATAAACGAGTGCTTGAGGATGTACCTTTCCCAACGCCTAAATTCCCCCTACGACCCGAACAGCAAGTCGTTTATGACCCAATCGACGACACGTGCTTTATTAACGCTCTTGTCGGCTGGGGGAAAACCTTTACAGCTTTACACCTCGCCCACAAGTTTGGGCAAAAAACATTGGTTATCACTCATACAGCAGCTCTCCGAGACCAGTGGTGTGAAGAAGTCGAAGTCCTATTCGGGATACAACCCGGAGTTATTGGTGGTGGACGAGTTGACCACGCCGACCACTTTATCACAGTTGCGAATATACAGACGCTCAGCAAGTGTGCTGGTGACTTGGCTAAGGAGTTTGGGACTATTATCTTGGACGAAGCCCACCACTGTCCTGCCACTACATTTGCACAAACAGTGGACGTGTTCCATGCCCGTTACCGAATCGCCCTTAGTGGCACAATGATTCGCAAAGACGGCAAGCACATCTTGTTCGGTGACTACTTTGGACCACTGGTATACAAACCACCACAGAGCAACACACTGACTCCAACAGTGCATATTGTTAAGTCGGGTATTACCCTAAAGCCAGGAGTACCGTGGGTAGAAAAAGTCAGTGATCTACTAGAATCAGAAAAGTATAGACAGTTTATTGCAACTATTGCACTAATGCATATGCAAGAGGGTCACTCAGTGTTGGTAATCGCTGACCGAGTGGAGTTTTTACACAAAGTGAAAGAATACATTGGCGAAGATTGCGCGGTTGTTACAGGCGACACAGACTACGAAGAACGACAGTACATCAAACAAGAAGTGCTTTCAGGAACCAAAAAAGCTATATGCGGCAGCAGGCAAATATTCTCAGAAGGCATATCTATTAACACACTCAGCTGTGTTATTCTTGCAGCCCCAATGAGTAACGATAGTCTGCTAGAACAAATTGTGGGTCGCGTTCAGCGATTGCATGAAGGTAAACTTGACCCACTAGTTGTGGACATTAACTTTGCTGGTTATGCGGATAAAAAACAAAACAACGATAGACTAGCCTTGTATTTACGTAAAGGCTGGCAGGTAATAACAGCATGATAAAATTTACACTTGCAGTAGGTTCGCTATTATGCTATAATATAGTCTAAGTCAAGCATTATGGCACTCTTTTTTAACCTGGATTTATTAGAAACAGAAACACATTGTGACCCTAAATTAATGTTAAGTATGCTGGAAAGGCATTATGGCAAAAAGCCAGTACCGAAAAACCACCGTGAACTAAATAGCTTCAAAAACTTGTCGGGTCACAGCTTTTTGTTAAATGCCCAACCTCTTTTTCAAGACACTTGTGATATTGCGTATAAAGCGCAGTATATCAGACTTGCAGGAAGGCGTGATTATAGCTTATATAAACTTTATCGTGTAGTCTATCTAGACCTAAGCTATTTTAAAGATCTTGACTTAGACATCTTAAAACACAATCCACTGCTTACAATAACAGACAACAAAATTTACTTTAAATACGAAAACAACTAACTATGGCAATTTCATTTAAAAACACCAAAGGCAAAGCTCAATCAAACAAAGTTGAGGCTTATGAATACAAAGACGGCGAAAACACCGTTCGCTTAGTAGGCGGAGTTCTTCCTCGCTACATTTACTGGATCAAGGGCAGCAATAACAAGGATATTCCTGTTGAGTGCTTGGCTTTTAGCCGTGACAAAGAAAAATTCGACAACATCGAAAAAGATCACGTTCCACAATTCTACCCAGAATTGAAGTGTAGCTGGAGCTATACAGTTAACTGTATTGACCCAAAAGACGGCAAAGTAAAAGCACTAAACTTGAAAAAGAAACTTTTTGAGCAAATCGTAAGTGCAGCAGAAGATTTAGGTGATCCAACCGATTTTGATACTGGTTGGGACGTTGTATTCAAGCGTACTAAAACAGGCCCACTAGCTTTTAATATCAGCTACGATCTGAGCGTACTGCGTTGCAAGCCACGTAAGCTAACACCTGAAGAACGTGCAGCAGCTGAAGCAGCTAAGTCTATTGATGAAAAATATCCTCGCCCTACAGAAGCTGATGTACTAGCACTGTTGGAAAAAGTTACTACTAACACAGATGACAGCGATGCAGGCGATGATTCTGCCCAAGAAGCTGTTAAAGAACTAGGTTGATATATGTAGCCCGCAATCCTAAACAGCTTGCGGGCTATTTATTCTCTAAAAGTTACAGCATGAATCATATTAAACACGAAAGACTATGTGAATTATTGCACTACTGCCCAGATACTGGAATATTTACTTGGAAAGTAGATAGAAAAAGGCTAGCTAAAGCAGGTACAATTGCTGGTAGTAAGAATGGTACTGGGTATATACAAATAAGTGTTGATGGTAATCTATATTTAGCTCACAGATTGGCATGGTTCTACTGTTTTCAAGAATGGCCAGAAAAAGTAATAGATCATATAAATAGTATTAGAGATGACAATAGATTAGACAACCTACAGGATGTATCGCAAAATACTAACATTAGAAAAGCTAATGGTAAGGTAGGCGTTTCTGGTTATCGTAATGTTAGAAAAATATGCAACAGGTATCAAGCTGCTATAAAAGTTTCTGGTAAAACAATACACATAGGTATGTATGAATCAGGCAAAGCCGCAAGCGAAGCAGTTGAAAAATATAAGAAAGATAATAACATATGAAAATTCTCTTCTGTGCCGACGTGCACATAAAGTTGGGAAGTAAAAACGTACCAGTAGATTGGTCTAAAAATAGGTTCAAGATGTTTTGTGAGCAATTTGCAGAAATGCAGCACCAAGCAGACTTGATAATTGTAGGCGGCGATGTGTTCGACCGGTTGCCTACAATGGACGAAGTTGAGCTCTACTTTGACTTTGTGGAAAGCTTCCACAAACCTACACTGATTTATCCAGGTAATCACGAAATGTTGAAAAAAGACTCAACATTTTTGACTAACCTTAAAAAGTCCACACACCGATTAAATCCACTAGTAACTATTATTGATGACTTTTATTCGGACGATATAGTAGATATTATTCCATATAATAAGTTAAAAGAGTTTGAAAAAGCTCCGCACTTAACACATGGCAAAATATGCTGTACACATGTACGCGGCGAAATTCCTCCACACGTTAAGCCTGAAATAGATTTAAGTTTACTAGATCGCTGGGACGTTGTACTAGCAGGTGACCTACACTCATATGAAAACTCTCAGCGCAATATTCTTTATCCTGGCAGCCCTTATACTACTAGTTTTCACCGTTCCCGAGTCGATACTGGCGCTATTATCCTTGATACTGATAGTCTCAGTCATGAGTGGCGGAAATTCAACTTACCGCAGCTCATCAAGAAAACAATCACTGCCGAAGAGGCCTCCACCTCCGCCAATGCCACCGACTTTGACCACACAATCTATGAAGTGCAGGGTGATATGCAAGAACTCGGAGAGTTGCAAGATTCAGAGCTGATTGCTAGCAAAGTCCTAAAACGCGATACCGATTCAGCACTAATGCTTGATGCAGAAATGTCCTTGGATCAAGAAGTACGCGAGTATGTAACCTATATCTTAGAACTACCAGAACCCACGGTAGATAAGGTTTTAAAAGAGATGCAAAATCATGCAGAAAAATTCACCTAAAGTAGCTGAAGTATGGTCACAAACAAACTGCCCTGCTTGTATGGAAGCTAAACGATTGCTAGAAAACCACGGTACATTTATTGTGGAAAAGATGCTTGGTATTAATGGTTATACTAAAAAAGACTTAATTGAATTAGTTCCAGATGCTCGCAGTGTGCCTCAAATATTTTTAGACGGCGTATACATTGGCGGACTACAAGAATTAAAAAGAAAACTAGCAAATGATAACAATAAAAACACTAGCATGGTCTAATGCTTTTAGTTACGGACAAGATAATAAAATTGATTTTGTGGCTGCTCCACTCACACAGCTTGTGGGTAAGAACGGTCACGGCAAGAGTTCTATTGCACTAGTACTTGAAGAAGTACTGTTCAATAAGAATAGCAAAGGCATTAAAAAAGCAGATATTCTTAATCGGTATGTAAAAGACAAACACTATGCAATTGAGCTAGTGTTTGATCGTGATGGTACTGAGTATAAGATTGAGACTCGTCGTGGTACTTCACAAACAGTTAAGCTCTACAAAGATGGCGTAGACATTAGTGCACACACTGCGACTGCTACCTACAAGATTGTAGAAGAAGTAGTTGGCATTGACCATAAAACTTTCAGTCAAATTGTTTATCAGTCAAATGCATCAAGTCTAGAGTTTTTAACAGCTGCTGATACTGCACGTAAAAAGTTTTTGATTGAAATCCTAAACTTGGGCAAGTATACTCAAGCACAAGATGTTTTTAAGCAAGTAGCACAAGACTTAGGCAAAGATATTACTGCAACGCAATCTCAAGTCAACACAGTAGTTGCTTGGCTAGACAAGTATTCCAAAACAGATTTAACTACCAAGCAACCAGTTGCTGTTCCTGATCTTGACTCTGAGGTTCTACAAGAAGCTGCTAAACTAGAAGTGTCTATTCAAGGCGTAGAGTCTACTAATCGTAAGATTTCCCAGAATAATACTTACAAGCAGCTACAGTCAAAAATTACATTGCTACCACTGCCGCCTAAACCAGACGATGATATTAGCCAAGCTCAGTTAGAAGCTAAATTCCTTAATACCGAAACTATTGAGTTACAGAAAACAGTTAAAGATTCAGAAGCATTTGTTCAAAAAATGAATAAGCTGCATGGTAATTGTCCTACTTGCTTACAGACTATTGATACAAATAAAATAGCTGAACTTGTTAAAGAGCAAGTAGATATTCAGTTAAGTGCAGAAAATAAAGTTGCCCTACTACGTTCGCGTCTTGAGCAAATAAACACAGAATATCGTGCATACACAGCTAAAAAATCTACTTGGGAAGCTGCACAAAAATCTCAGGAAGAATGGGAAAAGTATCATCAGCTTATTGATACTGAACTACCCGATACTGTACTAGATAAAGCTGCGCTGCAAAGCAGCTTAGCTGATCTTGAGACTAGTATTAAGGCTACACGTGACAAGATTGCAGCTGCTGAAAAAACCAATCAGGCTGTTAGTGCACATAATTCCAAAGTAGAAACCATCAGCAAGCAACTAGCTGAAATGAGTGAAGAACTGGAAGTGTACAGTGAAAAACTTCACGAGCTGTCGGAGCGCATGAGTATTGTAAATGTGCTAACCAAAACATTCTCTACAACTGGGCTAGTAGCCTATAAGATTGAATGCCTGGTAAAAGACCTAGAAGAAATCACAAACAACTACCTTGTAGACTTAAGTGATGGCAGATTTCAAATTAGCTTTAAAATCTCTGCTAGTGACAAACTAAATGTTGTTATCACTGATAACGGCAGAGATATTGAAATGCTGGCACTAAGTGGCGGTGAGCGTGCACGAGTAAATGTGGCCACACTGCTAGCTATTCGTAAACTAATGCAGACCCTAAGTTCAAGCAGAATTAACTTGCTGATCTTAGATGAAACCGTTGAAGCACTCGACGTAGACGGTAAAGAAAAACTGGTGGAAGTCTTGTTAAAAGAAGAACACCTAAACACCTTTTTAGTATCACATGGATTTTCACATCCACTACTAGAAAAAGTCAACGTTGTTAAACGCAACAACATATCTCACATAGAGGCATAAAATGATTAAAATTGAACGAATTACGGCTAAAAACCCAACATTACTACGTAATGGAGTGCGTCAGCCTGTTACGCAGAATATGACAGTAACTTCTGCAGAAATTGCAAGTATTGAGGCAACTGATGGTAATATTATATACTCAGTTGATGAACTGGACATAGAAACAATCACATTTCCTGCAAAACCAGTTGATACACCACCAGCACCTAAATCCGCCGTAAAACCAGTTATCAAGCAGCCACAACCCAAGGTTGCCGAGCCAGTTGTGGAACCTGGAAGTGAAGAAAAAGCGCCTGAGTAATGGTCGTAGACGCTAGAGCCAAGGGAGCGCGTACTGAAACCACAGTACGCGATCTTTTGCGTAAACATACCGGTTTAGGGTGGGAACGTATTCCTGGAAGCGGTGCCCTTGACCCTAAACATTTGCTAAAAGGTGACTTATACGTGCCTGGGCGAACTAACCTTTGGTGTGTAGAAGTAAAAGGTTATGCAGAAGACCACGTTACATCACACTTGCTGACTTCAAAAACTCCGCAGCTAGTGGAATTTTGGGAACAAAGTGTTCGTCAAGGCAAGCAAGTTGATAAGAAACCACTGCTAATCTTTAAGTTTGACCGAAGCAAAGTGTTTGTGGCTTTTGATGATATGCCTAACTCGCAAGCGTATCGTTGTATTTACTACAATCACGAAACGCATGAGTTTTATGTTGCTCTCTTAGAAGATTGGTTGAAGTATGAGCAACCACAATTTGTGACTTGAACAAAAGCGGTTAATAGTGTATAATATACACTTAACCACAAAGAATACACTATGAGTATTACATTTAAAAAAGCAACTGAATCAAACAATACTCTGCTGATCGTAGATGCGTTAAACTTGGCTTTTCGCTATAAACATAGCGGAGCCACAGATTTTGCCACAGACTACATTCGCACAGTAGATAGCCTAAAGAAAAGCTACAAAGCATCACACGTTATCATTGCTTGTGACCAAGGCAGTTCTAGCTATCGCAAAGCACTAAGCCCAGAATACAAACAAAATCGTAAAGACAAGCAAGAACAACAAACTGACGCTGAACGCGCAGCTTTTGAGTTGTTCTTTGAAGACTTCCTAGATACTATTGCTACAATCGAAACCACCACTAGCTACCCAGTGCTGCGTTTTCAAGGCGTAGAAGCAGACGATATTGCTGCATACATTGTATCGCAAAAATCTAAATTAAGCACTGATGATATATGGCTTATCTCTAGTGACCGAGACTGGGACTTGCTTGTACAACCAGCTGTTTCGCGCTTTAGCTACGTCACACGCAAAGAAGTTACACTAGATAATTGGAATGACCACTATGATTTTAACCCTGAAGACTATATTAGTATTAAGTGCCTTACAGGTGATAGTGGCGACAATGTCGCTGGTGTCCCCGGCATTGGTCCTAAACGTGCTGTTTCTCTTATTAATGAATGGGGTAGCACTTATGACATTATCGCTAGTATCCCTATTGCAGGCAAGTACAAATATATTCAAGAACTCAATAAGTGCAAAGACATCTTGATGCTAAACTACCAACTAATGGACTTAGTAACACACTGTCACGAAGCCATTGGTAGTGATAATATTACCACAATTGACCAAACACTAAAAACCTACTTAAAATGAGCAATTTTTTAAATATTAACCGAAATTACGACCATCATACTGGCAAAGACATAAAACAAGTACTGGAATGTCAAGTACAGCCTGGAGCACAACTACCAAAGCGTGCACATCCTACAGATGCCGGAGCAGATTTGTTTAGTTATGAATCTTGCGAAATCTATCCTGGAGAACAAAAACTTGTTGATACGGGTATAGCGATAAAAATTCCAGAGGGTTACGGAGGCTTTATTTTCAATCGCAGCTCGCAAGGCAAAAAAGGCATTACAATCCCTCATAGTGTTGGCGTAATAGATGCTGACTATCGTGGAAATTTAAAAGTCCTGCTAAAAAATATTGGCGAAGACCCTTATAAAATCGAGGTTGGCGACCGAATTGCTCAGCTGGTTATTATGCCAGTGTTGCTGCCGGAATTTAAAGATATTTGGAATGACACGGTAAGAGGGGTTGGTGGTTTTGGAAGTACCGGACAATAAACTAGAAAGAATAAATGAACAAAGTAACAATAGAAAGACTCCTTGGGAAGATAGTAAGTGAAACATATACTATCCTGCCTAGCGGTAAAGTGTTGGTGTGTGAGTTAGTGCTAGAAAACGGATTTTCTGTTCGAGGCGAGGCTGCTGTGGTAAGCAAAGAGAATTTCAACGAGGAAATTGGCCGCAAGATTAGCAAAGAGAATGCAATTAACAGTATTTGGCAACTAGAAGGCTACTTACTACAAGAAGAACTTTACAAAGGAAATAAATGAACTCACCATCAACACGAGCGCAGGTAATAACTCGCAGGACCTATAATAGGCCCACTAGCGACGACGGAAAAGAATTTGAAACATGGCAAGAAACAGTTGCCAGAGTTATTGACCACCAAGAGTGGTTGTGGGCACGAGTAGTAGACCGTGATTTAAATGACGTAGAGTACGCAGAACTTTATGATCTTGAGCAATTAATGCTAGATCGCAAGGTTCTAATGAGTGGTCGTACACTCTGGCTAGGCGGTACTGATGTTGCTAAAACTCGTGAGGCTTCGCAATTTAATTGCAGCTTTACACACGTTGAAACAATCTATGACGTAGTAGATTGCTTGTGGCTACTGCTACAAGGTTGCGGCGTTGGATTCAAGCCAATTGTTGGTACATTAAATGGTTTTTCAAAGCCAATTAAAAATATTAAGGTAGTACGTAGTACTCGTACTACAAAAGGTGGTAATGAAGAAAACGTTGAATACTGGGAAGAAGCAACTAAAACTTGGACTATTCAGGTCGGAGATTCCGCAGAAGCTTGGGCAAAGTCTGTTGGAAAGCTGCTTGCGGGTAAGTATCCTGCTGATACTCTCGTACTTGATTTTTCACAACTTCGACCTGCTGGCGAAAGGTTAAAAGGCTATGGTTGGATTTCAAGTGGCGACAGCGCTATATCAACTGCATATGTGGCTATTGCAAATATCCTCAACGGCCGTGCTGATAGTTTACTTACTCGGATGGATATTCTTGACATTGTTAACCATCTCGGTACTATTCTTAGTAGCCGTCGCAGTGCGGAAATTGCTTTGTTCGATTATGGTCAACCAGAGTGGGAAGAATTCGCAGTAGCCAAAAAAGACTGGTGGTTGCATAACAATGCGCACCGTACACAATCAAACAACAGTTTAGTATTTAAAGAAAAGCCGCTTAAGTCTGACCTAGAGAAAATCTTTGGAATGATGATTGAAGCAGGCGGTTCAGAACCAGGATTTATTAATGAAGTCGAAGCACTCCGCCGCGCTCCATGGTTTAAGGGAGCCAATCCATGCGTTGAAATCTTACTCGGTAACAAGGCTTTTTGTAACCTTACCGAAACTGACATTGCCAAGTTCAAAGGCGACACTGCCGGTTTGCACAACGCTATACGACTGGCAGCTCGTGCCAACTACCGACAAACGTGTGTTAACTTACAGGACGGCATACTTCAAGAATCTTGGCATCTTAACAACTATTTCTTACGACTTTGCGGTGTAGGCCTAACAGGTATTGCAATGCGTCCAGATATGGGAAGTTATGACTACGAATACTTAAAGCGTACTGCTACCAGTGCTGCTGTTGGTATGAGTCAAGAGCTTGGATTGCCTGCTCCTAAAAACGTAACTTGCGTTAAGCCGTCTGGTACCTTATCAAAGATCATGGACACTACAGAAGGTGTTCACAAACCACTAGGAAAGTATATTTTCAACAATGTACAATTTAGCAAACATGACCCGGTGGTTGAGAAGCTACGTGAAGCGAATTACCGTGTTATTAATCATCCTGTTGATGATTCTGGAGTGCTTGTTACGTTTCCGGTAATGTGGGACGGAGTTCCTTTTGATAAAGTTGACGGCAAAGAAGTTAATATTGAGTCAGCTATTGTTCAGCTAGAACGCTATAAACTCCTACAAACTTCTTGGAATCAACAGAACACATCAGTAACCATTAGCTACGACCCAACCGAAGTTACTGGTATTATTGAATGGTTGTTAGATAACTGGGATTGTTATGTTGGCGTAAGTTTTATCTACCGAACAGACCCAACTAAAACAGCCAAAGACCTAGGTTACTTATATCTTCCACAAGAAGTAGTAACTGAACATGACTACCACGAGTATGTTAAAACACTAGGCAGTGTTGATCTTAACAACACCAACAGCTTCGATGAAATCACCGATGCCGAATGTGCCACGGGCGCTTGCCCAATTAAATAATAGAAACCTATGAATAACAAAGAATTAACCTTTACTTTTACCGTTGACGAAGCCAATGCTATTCTAGCAGGCTTACAAGAACTACCTGCTAAAGTTTGCAATCCGCTATCAGCCAAGATTCAACAACAAGCTAGTGGTCAACTAGAGTCGGAAACCAAAGCCGACGAAGTAGCCGAATAAATTTTAGGCCAAACAAAAAGCCCCCGCGTTGCAAAACTCGGGGGCTTTTTTGTCGTTAAAAATTGTCAGGGTGCGCCAATGCACTTGCCCAAAAATACCCTGCATAATTTCTTATTACCGTGCATTTTAACTCCTGGAACCCTAAAAGTTGGGTTGCAGTACATACCATTTTGTTGTATAATTATATCAGTTCTTAAATTTTTAGGAGCTGCGCGATGATACGCAGTATCATATCAATCCACTACACAGAGATTAATTTTATATGGATGATACTACAACTAGCGTACCTATTTCTACAGCAGCAGCTGAAGAAGCTATGGATGCGCTCAAGAAACAAGCTAGCTTTGCGGAACAATATTATGCAAAACTAGCATCTCAAGTTAAAGAAACCTTAAAGGAAAATAAAATGGCAGAAGTAATGACACCCGGTATGATTATGGGTATGGGC